AGGTCACCTGCAAATTCTTGAATAGTGTCACCATTTATACAGCCTATATCTCTTGTCAGATCAGATATAGTAAAGTCTGATACTGAAGAACCTGCCAGTTTAAATATTCTATTTTCACAAAAAATAAATAAATTATCTCGGAAAACTTTAATACCTACAATAGTATCATCAACTGCAATAGAACCTGAACCTGAACCACTTGAAAAGTTATCTTCATCAAAAGGCTTACTAAAGACTAGCTCTTGTGGTGTGCCTGACATACCTGAGTAAAACATGTGGTCTCTAAAAGCAACTACATGTTTAGCACCTGCAACTTCTGATGCTGATACGTCTAAAGCAGTTAGTGATGAGTTAAATATAGTCGGTGCGTTAGTGCCATCAACAACTATTAACTTATCTGTACCATCAAAGTTGTATCTTTCAAATCTATATTTACCTGCACCTGTTCTACCACTATCTATACTAGTCCAAGATGAACCACCCGGGTCTGCACTGTAAATACTAGTACCTCTAGCTGCCAAGACCTTGCTACCAAATGTAACCACCATAAGTACTTTTTCTGTAGCAGATGCTGTCTGTGGTACAACTACTGAAACATATTTAGAGTATCCATTTATTCTTCTATAGCCACCTGTAATATCAGGCTCAAAGTTTTCTAACTCTAATGCTTCACCCGGTTGCATCATAAATGTAGATTTATTTAATACTAAACCTCCTTCACAAACAAACGCTGAAGGAACTGTTTGAGATTCGTCTGCCATTATAATGCCCTAATATCTACACTACCTGAGTTATATACTCCTGTTCTTGGTATATAGGTTGAACGTAAATATGAAAACTTATTTATTAATAGTGTTTGCATATTCTTTATGCCTTGTTCAAATCTTTGCATGTTAAGTTGATATTGTTGTGTCTCACCTCTATACTGATACACAAATGCTGTAGCACCATCTACTATTACAGGTGCAAATCTATCAGGTATAGTTGTTGTATCATCATATGCCGATAAATCAGTTGGATATGTATAGTAGTCAAATTTTATTGTGTAAGATTTATTAGGATATGGATATAGTAGATAATTATTATCAGGTGTTCTTACTACATATTCAGGAACACTACCTCTATCAAACTGTGCTACTGTAACACCACTTGCTATTGAAGCTGCTGTGCTACCACCTGCACCTCTAGTACATCCTGTAAATGTAGTGCTTGTAATACCTGTGTATGTAATTTCTTCATTGCCTATAACAATTCTACCTGCACTATCAAAACCTGTAGTGCTTACAACAGTTATAGTTGTATCACTATCTGTGTGTGTTGTGCTAGTAGTCGTTGTTTCTATTTCATCTTCTTGATTGACAACTCTGTTTATGTAGTCGTTGTAATCAAGTATATTTAATCTGTAACCACCATTACCTAATGTACTATTCTTTACAATTCTAAATGTATTATAATCTACTGTTTTAGTAGATGCAGGTAAAGTGTATCTAACTATACCTGCTGTCAATACTTGAGAAGCAGTTTGATGATTAAATGGATAATTAAACTCTCGCTGATTAATAAATCTGATTGATTCATTTACAGCATTTTGGCATTGAACCTGTATACCCCTAGCACTAGAAAAGGTTGCTGAAGTTAATGCAACCTCATTCAACCTTGCTATGACTTTATTTGTTAATGTTAGGTAGTTCTCTGCCATAATAATTCCTAAGTAAAATAAGAGAGCAAGTTGCCCTGCTCCCTTATATATGATTTAAGCTAAAGTGTCTCTGTCTACTTCATTAGCTCCCATGTCACCTAGACCATCAATGTCCATTAATACAGCGAACACACGGATTGCTCCAGTTGTTGGTGCTGTAGTAGTAGCTTGTAATTCAAAGTCTATAGTGTCAGCAGTTGAGCCTATGATAATAGGTGCAGAACCATCTGCTTGAGTTGCATATGTACCAGCAGGAGATGCATCATCATCAATGTCAAAAGCAGCGACAAAGCGAGTTACATCAACACCTGTTACACCAAGATTAGCTGTATTGCCATCGGCAGCAGCATCAACTGTGGTTGTTATTTCAAAACCAGCAGTTAAAATCATAGTGTTTGCAGGTACGGTAATTGCCTCAATTATTTCGTTAGCTTCAAGTGCACTACCTTTTGCTGCTACTGCAGCGGCAATGTCAATTGTATTCTCAACGAAATATGGTTGTCTACCTCTTGCAGAAGAACCTCTTGCAGAAGAGACTAATGTGGATATTGTTCCAGCAGCCATTTCTCAGTTCTCCCTTATGCCAAGTGATATTTACAAGTAGCGATTGCTTCTGGACGAAGTATCTTTCTACCGTACAAATGCATACCACGAACAATATCAGCAAAAGAATCAGGGTCTCTGTAAGTCTCTGTCTTGTTGATTTGCTCAGCAGTAGCTACTGATGAAGAATGACCAGCAACAATTATACCATAGTTTACAGCACTGTTAGCACCAACGAAAGATGGTCCTGAACCTACTGCAGGTAGATTGTTTGACTGATAAACCTTGAAACCATGTAGGTTGTTTAGGATTAAACCATTCTGTAGTCCTGTTCCACCAAAGTCTGCATCAAATAATCTTGAATCTTCATCCTTTAGTATCTCAATAAATACAGGGTCTAATACTAACCATCTACCATTAGTGTCAACATTCTGTTGGTCTAATAGTCTAGACATTCTAGCAATAACAGTTAATGGGTTTCTATCTCCATTAGCAGGATTAGCAGAAGCTGCTCCACCTGTTCTTGGTAAGATAGCTACAGCTTCACCTGAGTTACCACCGAAGCTAGAAGCATCAAGTTTCATTGATGATAATAGTTCGTCAGAACCTGCAGTTGTTACTGCTTTAGTACCATTTACAGTTGTATTAACTGTATCAGGTGTACCATGAATTGCTGATTGCGTAAAACCTGACATATAACCAAGTACGTCTTGGTCAAATTGGTCAGCTAGTCTATAAGCTGCTCTATCTGATGCTAACTGTTGAAAGTTAATATGAGAATGAGCTTCTTCTATATCATCCACTTTAAATGCAAAGTAATTAGCTTTGTCAATTGTAAGTGAAAATTCTTCGTCATCAAGGTCTTGAGGAGTAATAGTTGTTCCTCTTGTGTATGCCTTGACTGTTATTTCTGGTTCTTTGATAACCTTAACGGAATCGCCCATATTAGCAATCTCACCGAAGTAATCACTGTTAGTAATAGCTTCAGCGACAGACCCCTTACGGAATGCAAGTTGTACCTGTTTGCTGTAAATAATAGGACTAAAATTACCGTTAGGAAGATTACCATAACCAGCTGCTGCTGTAAATGCCATTTTTATCTCCTTAAACATTTATCAAATGTACACGGAATGTGTACTATTAGTTTTTAGTCATTTTACTTTATAAGGACCATTCATGCGTTGAGGTTGTACGTAGGATAGCGATTCCTTTGTAGGCTCACATAATTGGGTAATCTCTAAAGTCTAGGGTAGTAGTATAACATAAGTGTCCTAGAAAGGGGTTATGTTATACCTTTAGTTATGTATAGTTATATACATAAATTTTTTAATGTCAACTTTATTTTTAATTTATCTAGCTGAACCTGATATATCATATATAAAGTTACCTGACCTGATAGCTTCCATTATTGCATCAGCTTGTCTTTCATACTGTGCAGCGGACATTTTTTGAACATCAGACTCACGTATCTTTTTACCTGACTCTGCAGCATCCACTTGTGTTCTTGTATTTTTCGCACCAACAACCATAGCAGCACTTTTATCACTCTGTGTCTTAGTACTCTTGCTAATGTTTCTGTCTGCTTTATATAAGTCAATGGCTCTTGCTGCTGACCTTGCATCATTGTCGTTTTCATAAAGTGCATCCTGTACCCATTTAGGTTGTTCTTCTGCCCATTCGTGAAAGTCATCACTGTCTCTAATTTCATCAAAGTCAGGATGAAGTCTCATTAATTCTGCTTCAGCTTTATCTTTTAATGCTTCTGCAGACATTTCATCTATCTTTTGTAATCTAGTTTCTAATTCTGCTGATTGCTCTCTTGCTTTTTTCATAGCAATTGTTTCAACAATCTTCGCTACATCAGGATAGTCTTTTGCCCATGCTTCTATATCTTCATCAGATTTAGGTAGCTTCATTTCTTTTTTAGTAGCTCTAGCTAACTGTTCTTTTAAATCGTCAAGTTGTTTCTGAAACTCTCTTTCTTTTTCTTGGGTATGTCTTCGTAAGTCTCCATAACGCTTTTTAAAAGTTTTCTCTTCAGCAGAAGTCGGTTCTTCTTCATTTTTATTTTGCGATTCTTCAACCTGTCCTTCAGCTTCACCCTTTTGCTATTT